CGTGGAATCAGAAAATCTATAAATCAATTAGAGCGACATGCTCAAGGACACTGTCATCACAGACTGTGCCCGTTTGCTGCCGCTCGAGAAGAGCAACCAATCCATCAACTTGGTCAGCTGAGAGGCCATAGTGGTGGTCGTAATACATATACACGTCATGAGAGTTACTACTGACAGTACCATCAGGTCTGCTTTTCATATCCCACGTTGTGTCATAGATCACTTTACCTCCACTTAAGTCGCGTCCCAAACCTCTTGCGAGAGCACCCATAAGTGGGTCTACTCTGCCATAAAAGTTCAGGGTGGCAACAATACCTCTCAACCATGCAATCTGATCCTTAGGTGTACGTCCTTTCATGTCGCACGCAATCTTCGACAACAATCTGCCGGGACGCGGGAACAACACGTAGGTTCCACCACAAGGATAAAATCGGCCTGAACAAAACCCCACATCCAATGGATGCTCCGACACTGATGCTTCAACTTCCATCCCGAGGGACGCATATGACTCAACAATGCCGGCTACGCCTCCAAGCGCACGGATTTCACCGCGTGTAGTAACAGTGACACTATCATCGCCACAGATAATCGACACCCAAGGCCTTCCGGTCTTGTGAATATATGTCTTCATAGCTGCGTTGATTAAGGTGTCACCAACACTGGTGTCTGGCCAACCTGACTGCATGGTATAGGGGACTTCGTAGCGGGTGCCAAGGGAAGTGGTTCCTTTACTTTCACCGTGTCGATACAAAAGTCGACTGACTTTTCTCGACAACTTCTTACGGTATAAGTTATTTAGGAACTTAAACGGACCCTCGATTAAATGCAAATCGAATCTGCTCTGATCATCTTCAAGAAAGACAATTTCATTGTCCCGAGCATGTGGGTACCAGATAGATGCTGCCATTTCTTCAATAACATCTATCGACCGTTTAAAACACTCCCCGATCTGTTCGTTGGACCGACCACAGGTGTAAATGATGTGTTTGCCTGATTTAATTTCAGCAACTGTGAAACTCTCAGGACCGATATTCCGCTTAAGCCGCTTGGTCCATCTACGAAGTGTAGGACCTACGGCAGCAGATAGTTCAATCGGACAACCCTGAATAAATCGAGGGTCCTTATAACTAACATCATATGCACACTTCGGAGCAATCTCACGCTTAATGAAACTCTTGGCCTTAATTGTCTCAAGAGCACCGTTAAACGGCTCGTCATGTGTGTTAACACGAGTAGCCAACAATTCATCACGCCGTTTGGGCGGGAAGGTTGCACACCATGCATTAAAATCCATGGGTTTATCCCACACTGGTACTAGGTCGAACAAGGTCGTAACTCCTTGCATCACTTTTATCCAATTGCGAAGAACAGCGCTGTATTGCGCTGGTGCATGTGTGGGCAGCAACTTACCAACCCGTCCGTTCATTGAAATCTCCTCGTTGTGGGAACAGTTACAAAAAACGGTCGGTATGACAGCAGCAATCCGCCAGATGACGCGAATGCTGGTCTTGGTCTTACAAACAGGATCAACGGGACAACGCTTATATTCATCCTGTGTGGGGAAAGTCTTCATGCGCTCATTCTCAAGGCAAACATCTTCAAAAGTTTCACCAATCAAACTTCTTCTGAGGGCGGTCAAACCCTCGAGTATGGAGAAGCATCGGTGTGGCTCTTTCCAGATGAACATGCAACAGCCATTCCACAGAAGGTGGAACAGCATTACAGCTCCTGACAAGTAATAAGCATAATCGAACTCTACTGTAGCGAGTCCTCCGAGAGACAAGCTAATAGGCACCATGACACCGAGACTCAATAAAGCGTCGATCGTGTGGAAAGAGAGTCTGAGTAAGAAATCAGACACTCGTAGACAAAGAGAACTCTGCATTCTCGATAAGGCTACTACCTCAACCACAACTAGTATCAAAAGGGCCAAACCCACAGCAAGATGAACAATAGGTTCCTGACATTTCTGCGCATCCAATACAAAGTCACCAGACGGCAACTCGTAAGGGTCTCCCTCTCTCCAGTACTTATACCCATAACCAGTTTTACCATACTGGTTAAGGAAAGCTCGTTCATTTAGGCCGTTGAACTTACTTTCAGGGTTGGTACAGTACCAACGAAAGAGAACACCGTATTGCTGGGTAGCAAGTGCGATGACGAGAAACATGTATAGAAAC